TGTTGCTTACCTTGATAGGTACCGAGCAATTTTGACGCATGTAAGTACGCAATGCGGCGACGACAGCATTGGGGTCCGCACTGGTCACCGTCACATAAACATTGTTTCCAGTACGACCGGCTGAGGCTTGATTCAACAAAGCCATGTCTCCTGCAATTGCTGACTCTCCAAGAGCAGCTCCTGCCATGTCAATAGCGCCAAGGTCGGCGTTTAAAGATGCAACGGTCATCCCGCCAGTGCCTGCTAGAAGATCGGCGGCTACTTGAGAACCAGCAACAGGGCCAAGGTTCATCAGCTGTGCGAGACCAGACCTGCCAAGACCAGCTTGGATAAGTTGCTGGAGTTGTCCCCCAAATTTCTTGGCAGCTGCAATCTGCTCAGCAAATGCCTGTGAGTAGGTCTTGCGCTGAGACTGTGCAGTGTTAACTCCTGCTTCAGCTTTGGCTACACGCTCGGTGGCGTCTGCCATTTGCTCTTGAGTGTAAACACCATCCTTTTGAAGTTTGTTTAGTTCTGCATAAGCGTCGACGCGTTCTTTAAGAGCGTCTTGGTATTTGCTTTCAGAGTCAGTAGCTCCAGAGACCGCAGAGCTTAAAGAGATCCAGCCACGCACTGCGTCAGCGAGTCCATTGGCGTAATCGCGGAGAGATTGCTTAGCCCCCTCAATTGCCTTCTTGGTGGCTTCAAACAAACTCTTAGCGGCTTGTCTTGCCTTGTCTGATGCGGCCTTGGCTTTTTCGGCGGCAGCAATACCGGCAGCTTCAGCCTGACGCGCCCTATCTCCTGCTTCTCGAGCCTTGTCAATCTGGACCTTTAGGTAGCCAGTTTCTTCTGCTGCCTTGTTTGTGGCATTGGCATAATCGCCTTGAGCTTTAGTGGCGTTTCTGACCATAACGGTAAGACCGACAAGTGCGGCAGCGCCAGCGATGGCTGTGGCAATACCGACACCCGTGGCAATCTGAACGGCGAAACCCGAAATAGCAAGAGCTGTGTTTGCTGCCGTGGTGATGGCGGCGATTGTGTTGTAAACAACCATTGCGGCCTTGGCTGCCAAAAGAGCCGTAGCAAGACCGCCTACGCCAATTGCAAAGCCAATCACTAACGGGGTGTTTTCTCTTACAAACTTTGCTGCTGATTGCAGACCTTTTGCAAACTCGGCAAGGTAAGGCACCAGTGCCAAGCCAATTGTTTCTTGAGCGTCGTCAAGGGCAATCTGCATTTTCTTGAGTCCACCGGCTGCGGTATTGGCAGCTGCGTCAGATGCGCCCCCAAAGTTGCTTTCAAGAATCTTGAGCACGTCAGAGAAGTCAGCGCCATTCTTAATTGCGGTCTTGAGCTCTGGGGACAAGGCTGCAAGAGATCGCATGTTGCCTGAGAACCCACGCGAGAGCGCCTCAGAAACAGACCCTAAATCTTGACCAGTTGCTGCGGACACGTTTAACGCTGTTTGCAGTAAACGCTGTGCATGGCTGACGTCCTTAGTGGCTGTCACCAAAGTCGACAAGGCCGGACGAAGTTCGTCGTCCGACACGGCCGCGGTGTACTGGAGTTGCGCTACAAAATCCTCATTGGCAGAAATTTGAGCGTCTGTGGCTGTGGTGCTGTTGCGGATCTGCGTTGCCAGTTTCTTCATGGCAAGTTCTTCATCTGCGGCAGCCTTGGCAGCAGACAGACCAGCAGCGGCAAGACCCGCTACGGCAGCAGCAGCTGGAAGCGCTGCCTTACGGATTGCGAACGACGCCTTTTCTCCGTTGGTCTTAAGGCTCTCAAATTCTTTAATGGCACTCTTGATGCCTTTGAGGTTGGCGTCTGCGACGATGCTGAGAATAATGCTCATTTAGGGGTCACCTTTAGATTGCGGTTTACGGCGTTGCCAACCTTCTCCACGATGTCAAGCATGCCCTGCTGGATCTCGCCCTCGTGGCGCTCAAACGCTGGGTACATAATGCGTGAAGGCTTGCCGTGCTTTTCTGCAAGACGATCACCGAGCACGTTCCGATTGCGACGGCCAGCCATGTCGTAGACGGTGTTAGCCATGCCCTGCCACTTGACCGAAAAGACCGCAAGGTTGCGGACGATGCCGGCAAACTCCTTGGGCTTCTTTGCGCTAACCGCTTGCTTGACCATGGTCATAGCTGCAGACCCATTCCATGGGAACAATTGGTAGCCACTTTGAGTTACCCACTTGCGACCCATACCGGAGATAGGCGGCTCCCTTGGAATTTCGCTGCGGATGTCAGCCACCAGCGGATTGGTCAGCTGCTTAAAGTCTTTGGTGATTTGTAAACGCAAACGGCGGTCCACGCGGGACAGTTCAGAGAGTGCCTGCTTGAGTCCGTGGACCTCGTAGTGCATCTCGACTGTCATTGCTTGCGGCTTTCGTTTAGGACTTTGACAACGGTCGCTAGATCGTTGGTGTCGAAGTCAATGGCTGGGGGCCACCAGCCCGTCGCTACTAGCAGCTCTGCTAGGCGTCGGCGCTGGGTTCCCCTTGGGTAGGGTTTTCGGTTTCCGAGTCGAGCACTTCAACCTTGTCCACCTTCTTAATGAAAGAGTCGAAGGCTGCGTCTACGACGACGTTTTGAACCTTGCATGCTTCATAAGCAAGAAAGGCGAGGTCCTCGGCTCCGATGCCGGTGGCCATCTGTGTGATCTTGGACTTGTACTTGCGTTCCCACTGGGTGATTACCCAGAGGTTCGTGGTGACGGTCGCTTGTGCGCCATCGGTGAAGTCCACACGGAGTGTGAGTTTCATGTTGTTTCTCCCTAGTTGTTAGATCAGGACACGTCGACTGAGTACGATCCACCCTGAATGGTAATGTCGATCGTGCTCAATTCTCCCATCGTCGCATTGATTACTGGCAACGATGCAAGGTAGGCACCGGTCAACGTGAAGCCGGGGTTAGTTGCCGAGTAGGTACCTGGAGTCGTTGGTGCCGATGGCGAGACAATGACGTTGAACTGTGTGCCAACAAGGCTGGCAAGAGTTGCGTAGGTTTCTGATGCTGCGTAGCTCATGTAAAGGGTAAGCGTGAGCTCGTTGGCTTCAAGACCGCCGACATAGAAGCGAGCCAAGTCACCGAAAGCGGTTGACTCAAGAGCCTCGACTGTGCGTGTCAGGGTTGCTGCACTGCACTGGTCGCGGAGAGATACGGCCCCAATGAGGACGTCTGGGTTGGAAAGGTATGTGGTCGTTGTAGCAGACATGGGGTTTACTCCTCGGTGAGTTCTTGCTTGGGTTCTGTTTTAGCAGATTTTGTGGGTGCTTGTGGGGCTTCAGAAATAAAGCCTGCCTTCAGCAGATAGTCAATCACCTTGTCGGTGATGTACTTGTTGATCTTGAGCTTCTCGCCGACAGTGCCGACGCGATGCGAGTTTACGATGTAATCAGTCATGATGTCTGTGCCTGCATTGCAATAGTGAGGTCGTATGAACCGTAGTCCTGACCGCCGATGTTGAGTACTGATGGCCGTCCGTCGAGGACTGCCACATTCTTTGTGAGCAACGCAGCTGCAATGCTGAGAAGCACACGCAGACCATTGAGGTCCACAGGGCCTGTGCCGATTACACGGACAGGGAATGTCATGCGGACGATGTTGTAGTTGAGTGCGTCGAACGATGGGGCATCAAGAAACGCGCACGGCGGGTTAATCGCTTTCGGATCTGTGACGACGCGTAAACCTGTGATGGTTGACAGCGTTGCGGTGAGGTCGTCGATGGCCTCGTTGAATAGATCCGTGTAAGCCACTATGCGACCTGCGGACGGTTGATGCCGAGTAGCTGCATGACCATTGGGGTGACACCGGTGGACGGTGGAGCGCCCATGCCGTCGAAGGTAGCGATGGTATTAAAGCTGCCCTTCTGGCGGTAGTACGCAGCGCCGATCATGATGGTCCCAAGTTTGACGTCACCAGATGGAGCAGTCGTGAGGCTGTCCTGAAGGTAGCCCGCCTCGTAACGTCGGCGATAGGCGAATGCATTACAAGCTGCAGCGCACTGCGTCAAGAAAGCAGCCTCCTCGATAGAAGCCGTGCCGATGCCCACGTAGTCCTCGATGTCCGTAGCCGTCACCCAAGTGCAGGTCAGCGTCCATGTGCAGGTACCTGTCGGCAGTGCAGCGCTGAAGTCAAGGTCGTCTCCTTCATCACGGAAGAGCAACTGGTTAGGACGTGCCACTTCTGGATTAAACGTGAGTTCACCGGTGTCGGACTGGACGCCCGTGTACTCGTACTGTGGGCAGTCAAGCACCACGTGTGTGCCGTTAAGACCGTGGCCTAAACCAGCCAGCGTGATTGTCTGACCGACTTCAATGTCAGTTCCCGTCAGGGTCTGGACGACTGCGTAATCGTCCAGACGCTGATGAGAGATAACTGTAAACACCGCCATGGCGGCACCGCCTTTCGGGATTAGGCGATTGCGATGGACTTGACCTGATCGCCGTCAGCGATAAAGGTCGAGACGTATCCGTAGTAGGAGAAGGTGCGGCCCAATGTGCTTGGTACTTCTACCGACATGATTCCGCGGATCTGCTCATAGAACTCTATTGCAGTGCCACGAGCTACGACCATGGTGTTGTCGGCAAATGCGCGGTCGACGACCAAGTTCAAGCCCAGTGGGTTGAAGGTGTTCATCTGTGTCACGTTTGCGGTGCCCATTCCGTTTACACCCATGAGACCAGCTGCGCCGGTGTATGGGAAGATTGGGGACTTTTCTGCGTTGAGCTGGCTGCCCAATTTCTTCCATACGTCTGGGCTGACGAAGATGTGGTCAGGCAAGAAGTTGGTTGCTGCGAGGATGTCTGTTGCTGCGTCGTACAGTGCAGAAATCAACGAGGTTGGGTCGTTTGCTGTGACTGTCCATGTGGATCCTGATGCGGTGTCTCCTGCAAGGATTGCTGCACAAGCGACTGCGTCCGACTGCAACATGTACTGTCCAGCGAGGTCGCGCAAGATGATCTCCATTGCGGCTGGCGAAGTGAAGTCGATGTCCTGAGCCGACAGTGTTACCTGTCCAGCGAGGGTGGTCTTGCTCACCACGTTGGATGCAATCACTGGCGTGGTTGCGGAAACGCCACCAAGCTCTGGGCTCTGAGAGCCGACGCTTGGGTGGGTGGTCCAAGTAGGCCTGATGAAGGT